ATAGGATTGTCTCTGGTAGGCGCATACGTCCAAGACGCTCTTGATATAGTTCCAATCATCCACAAATTTTCTACATAGTTATAAGACACATAATTAGTAATATCGGTATTGCCTGTGCCTACTGGGTAAAACCACATTACTTCACTAAAGTCTGGATTAGATGCCGCAAACACCTTTCCTAGCTGTTCCGTATTTATATTGCTTAAAACAAAATCAAGTACAGAACACTCTAGTCTTTTAACAGATCCGTTGTAGACATAAAAACCCCTGTTATCCATAAAGAACACAGAGTCTCCAACAGCAACCGCTGATTTAGGGCTTATCATTGAAACGCCCTCTGCCACAGATCCAAACTGAAATATAAAAGGTGCGCCCACAAATCGCATAGACTGAATGCCAATATCTGTCCAGATCAGTATTTCCTGTCTGGTTTTTACTGCACCAACAATCTCTGACCCAGAGCTTAATACTTGCCCCCCAGCAGAGTTAGTTGCTGTCGGTGTCCAGTTCACTGCACTTTCTTGGTCAGACCACCTGACAAACAAAGGATTTAGCGAGGCACTTCCTATCGGGTTAACTCCGAAACAGATTACGTGTCTATCTACATCTGACACCATAACCTGCAATGCGGCTGTAGGAACATCGCTTGCCCCAGAAACAGCAGTCAAATTAACTGCCCTTGTTCCTGTGCCGCTACTTTCATCCCAAAAATACACACCACCAGCACGGACATTAAACAACAAATCATCTGCAAAAGAATCCTGAGAATACAGTCTCAACTGGTTTGTTGAAGAAAGCGCAGTGGTAGAACTCCAAGCTCCAACATCCCATGCTCCCACTCCCCAGCCAGTGCTTTCTAACCAAGCGTTCAAGCCTGTATTTATCTGGTATGCTCCAACTGTTGAAGATCCACCATTTCCAGAATCACTACTATTAGCTGTTACAGCCGTCCCGTCTGTGTCTTTAGCAGTAATTGTGTAAGCATTTGCACTGGTAACAACATTTACTTGATATTCTTGATTTAACACCGTAGCTGTTATATTGCCACCAAGAGTTGCCGCATCAGAAAATGTAACAAAATCGTTAGCTACCGCTCCATGCCCTGTATCAGTTACTGTAACTGTAGACGAACCATTACTTGCCGAAAACGTGACATCACCTGCGCTAGTGGTTGATCTTAAAGGAGTAACATCGTTGTATACTGTCCCCTCATTAACATAAAACTTTAAGTTTGTCCCAACACCAAGATATTTTGTACCGTCTGAAGCAACCCAGTCTAATAAGGATCTGGCAACCCCTTTAAAAGAAGATCCAATATACTTCTGCCAGCCACCTATCTTTTCAGGTTTTCCTTTTCTGAATCTAACTTTATCTCCATCGAACCAGCCACCATCCCTAGTGTATTGGGTGCTTTCCTTGTTGATACCAGGATTGATATTTATTTTCTGTAAAGGCATTTAGTAGCACCATAACATGGGCTGACTTGTTCTAGTGTCAACATGAACAAACGTCTTAGCCACTCCGATTCCAGAAAACCCAAGCTCCAAAGCCTTGGACACAATAATAAATCTCTGTGATCCTCCTGACACAGCTATATCTGCCGCAATACCCAAGGTGTGCTGACCCGCCTTTTCTTTTTTTGCTTCAACACTATGAGAGGGGTCTCGATACCCTGATGTAATTGCAAAAGGAAAACCACAGCTTTCTCTTAATTCATCCAGAGCATGGATGAACTCGTCCTGAATTTCATTGTTGCCTGTTTCAGAACACTTAAACTCATCTCTTTTAAAAAACTTAAAACTCACCACTTCACCTTATGAGACCAATATCTCGCTGATAACTTAGAAGGATTAGGATCTTGTGCGTTGTGCCTGGCATAATAAGATTTTTTTCTAGCTTTATCTTTTTTTGTTTTTGGGTTTTTACCTGCTCCCTTAACCCCCTGTTGACCAAACCTGATTGTCTTAACTTTGTTTCCTTCCTTGGCAACCACAACATGGCTTTTCTTTGGGTGGTTAGGTGTTCTCTTCGGCTTGTTATACCCAGATACGCCAGCCCTTGCCAGTCTTGAATCTTTCTTGCTTGCCATAGCTACTTCCTATGCCTTGCTGTTTTCTTGGCTATCTTTTTAGGCTGTTTAGAAAACTGTTTTCCTTTTTTCGTGTCTGCTCTTTTCTTTTTGGTGGTAGCCGCGTACTCTTTAGAAGACATAGATTTAATGGCTTTTTCGGGCAGGTAGCGTTCTCCAGTGGCTTTTGAGCCTTGGGTAGAGGGTTTACCACTCTTTGTCCTCCACTTCTGTTTTGTCCACTTTTTAAGGGACTTTTGCGACTTCTTGAGAGCCATTACTTTTTCTTCTTAGGCAACGTCTTTTCAAGAGCCTTGGCTTGAGCCGCGTGCATCTTAGCTGAGTTTTTAAGTTGAGAAATCATTTTGCGCTTTTGCGCTGGACTTAGTTCTGCCATTAGTCTTTATATCCTCCACCAGCTTTTTTGTATGCTGAAGCAAGCATCTGGGCTTTCCTAGCTGACCACTGCCCAGGTTTCCCACCCTTGCCTCCAGCTTTGATTCTGCTAAAAATCCTTTTCCTCAAGGAAGGCTTGGTGTAATTACCTGCCTCGTTTACCTTTGATTTAGCTTTCTTCTTTGGTTTTGCTTTTGCCTTTGCTTTTGCCATTACTCTTTTTTTCCTTGTCCTAAGAATAATCCAAATACTGCCGTCATTGCTCCGGTCACCACAGAGACTAGACCTGCCTGTTCAAAAGTCGGGTCTTGAATCCCCATAAACCAGTGTATTACATCCCAGGTAGCTATAGCCATTACCAGCACTAACAGCCTTGGAAAGACTCGCCACTTATCAAACTCTTCGGGACTCATTTGCGTAACTTCATCAGTTTATCCGCTCCGCGAATGCCGAAACTAGCTGAGACCGCAATAAAGAGTAGGTATTGATACCAATCAGGAAGATTAGATAAAGCATCAAAACCAGCGTGAACCCTATCCATGACAGCAATATCATCAAAAGCCACAGCGTACCCCACCATAAAGATAGGGACAGAGAGTACAAGCGTCCAGAACTCGTCTTTCCAACTTGTACCAGACGCTGAAGCCATCTTGTCTTCCCAGTTTGCATCATTTTGAATTACCGTCATTTTAGCCTGATGTTTAGCCTGAGACTGCTCATGCTTGTTTTTCATCCATGTACCAGCCAAGTTTGTTACTGGCCCAAGAACTGCACTGAATATATTCATATTTTAGTCCTGAAAAGTTGTGTTTGCAGATACCATTTTTGGTACACAGTAAGCTGTAATTAAGGTTTGTCTTCTAACAAAAGAATATCTGTAAGATACCTCGCCACTTTCCAATGCTCTGGCAAAGTAATTACATCTATGCACGTTGCGAAAAATAAACTGATTTGACTCAATAGGTTCGCCATCAACAATCATAATTAGAAGAAACGCCATTACCATAGTGGCAGACCTCCAAGCAAAAGCAATACTGTTGACAGGTCAGTATTAGTAATAAACGGTTCTGCATACGTGGATATTGCATACAGCATGGCTAAAAATACAGCTACAGCAACAATGAGTATAAAGCCAGCCCAGATCGTAATGCTTATTGCTTTTCTTCTAGCGGCTTCTTTAGCTCTCATCTCAGCAATGCGCCTTTTCCTCGCATTTGCCATTTCCACCTGAATCTCATCCCAGAGATGAGCATTGCCAGAATAAATAAATAACTCACGAATCTCATTCATTCTGTCTTGATATTGTTTCTTTGCCAGAGTTATCTGGATTAATTCTTCCTGAGACAGGTTGTTTCTGTGTTTGTTTTGATACGCTTGAATATCTACTTGGGCTTGACCTAGCTTCCCTACAAACGCACCAATAGTATTAAGATCGTTGCACGTTCCTGCGACCTTGCTTATTGCCGCGCTTGCCGCATTGACGGTTGAGATAATCGCCATGATTTCCGCTACCGCCACGATGTTTGCTCCTGCGTTTTGGATACCCTATTGAGAAAAAAAATGATCTGATATCCACCGCCTTTGATCTTAACTTGTTGGGCAGACAGGCATTGTTGATCCACTGCTCCCTACAGAAATCACACCTGATCCTGTAGCGGCGTTAATACAATTAACCCCAGCAATCCAAACGGTGTTTGAGTTTTCGATTTGATTAAGAATTTCATCCAGTTGAGAGTCATAATTTGGAATAACAATTCCACCAATCGCTGTCAGTATTTCTTGAAAATTTGATGTCCAATCTGGAAATTGAAGATTACTTAACGCATCTAAAACATCAGAGTTATCACCAACAACACTACCGGAACCACCATTATTGATGCTTGCTAAACCTAGCCCAAGTCCCAGATCAACTGACTGCTGACCAGCAACATTGATTGCCTCATACGAGCCTAATCCAAGATTCAACATATTTTCATTGTTGCTTCCCAGCATTTCATAAAGAGCCGTGGTCTTGTTTCCTTCCTGCTCAATCCTTGCAAGGTTAGAGGTCATAGCATGTCTGGCTGTAGTCTTCTGGGCATCACTGGAAATCCACATGGCTCCAAGGCTTCCGACAACTGGAAGGACTGCCTTGCTCCACTCAAGAGCCGCAGATTGTTGAGGGATTACCTGTGTCTGAGGTGACTGCATCAAGGCTAAAGCCATTACAGCAGACCCTGCGGCTGATGAATCGCCACTAGCGGCAATCTTGGATAACGCCTCAGATTTAGCTTGTTGTGCCTGACTCTGCGCTATGGCTATCTGTTGAACAGCTTGGTAGTATTCTTGCCCTGCTGTTTGACATCCCGTTATAAATACCGCCAGTATCAGTCCGATAATCCTCATTGATTTATCCCTCTGTAGGCCAATTTTGTCCCGCCATAACTGTTGCTAAAGCGTCTACGTCAGACGCATTTCCTATTGCTGTTTCTAATCTTGCACATTCTGTAATTACTCCGGCACGATATGTGGCTGTTGCAGACGGTATAGCTACGTCACGCTCGTATTTCCTAATGACCATCCAATCTGTAGATGTTAATAGCTTGTTTGCTGTAGTTTTGACTTGTTCCGTCATTACAGATTTAAGACCTTGGTTAATTACTTTTTCACTGGTATCAACCATTTTCTTTGTGTCTTCATCCCAGACTTGCACATAAACCTGATTTCCGTCTATGTCTTTTGCATCAGAATCATCAAGAGCTTTAGCTGTATTAGTAAATTGTTGAGTCGGCACACCATCAACAAGAACAATATCGCCTTGTATAACGTAATAATATGTTCTGTCTTTTTGTTCCCCATTAACAACGTCTTCTACATTTTCTGCCTTTTTAAACTCTGAATTAGCTACGCCACCAGCAAAAGAAGTGTTGGGAAATAATTGTTTTATTGTTCCTGTTGCGGTGATTGCACCGTCTTTTACTATTGCGTACATTGTCTACCTCGCTGTTGCATATTTGAATGGTGATTCAGCCCATGCCATATATAGCATTGTTTCTCCATTTTGGTTTGTACCCGCAGAATTGCCACGTATTTTAAATCCATTAGAAAGAAAATCTATTTCATATTCAGCGTGTGCTGTTTCTGCGTTAGCTACATCTGCCCAAAGTACAGCATCTTTTACATTACCTACTTCACGTTTGTTGTCCCACATAAACCAAGAACCACCTGCTGAACTAGCTTCTTTTACTATAACTAAAGCTGGAGAAAACGAGGTAGTAACAACAGGGCCGTTTTCTGCTTCTCCATTACCCTTGTAGGTTCCGCTTTTAAAAAAATTTTCGACATTTGCAAAACAATAAGCAATAAAGTCATCACCGCTTCTGTTGGCGTTAGTATCTGTGCCTATTGTAAAAACAGAACTTGTTGGAGCAGTATCATTCCACGTTGTATTGTCATCTGTTGACGCTCCTGTTGAGTTTAAACCTAAATAATCTGTTGCGTCATTGCGTGAATAAACTCTCCAGTTATCATCCGTGTCTCTATTTTTTAGTATTATTACTGACGGAGCTACGCCAAGTTCATGCCCAACCGTGGCGTTAGCCCCTGTGCCAGTGTAACTTACTACACTAAATCCTGATGTGGTGTTTTCAGACACAATCGAAAGACTAGAACCATCTAAGTTAGTTGCTCCAAAGGTACTGTTTGTGTTTACTTGACCGCCCATTCCTGAGTGAGCGGTGCAGTAGTAATAAAGGGTTGGCGCACTAGCCGCCACTGTAATTCTTGTGTAGGCTCCAGACGATCCAGGTGTCCCGTTAGTTGTTACACCTGTCGTATATTCTGAGCCGCCACCATGACTGCCATCAGAGGTAGTAGAGAATCTAAGAGGATGGGTAGCGTTAGAACTGTCTGACTGATCGAAAGTGTATGTGCCGCCCTCTTGCAGGTTAAGCGTCACCGCACTACTTCCATAATCATCAAAACGATATTTGTTACCACTATCGGACACTACCTTTACAGCATACGTTTTACTAGGCGTAGCTCCCCCTGCCCTCCAGCTCCAAGCTACATAAGTGGTTGTATTAACATTAAATCTGTAGGCACTATCTGCTCCAATGGTAAACCCATCAGAACCAAAAGCGGTAATTCCAGACGCATCTGTAACTTCTACGTCACTTGTATTTGATTCTAAATACTTAGTTGAGCCTCTAACAGAATCTTGAAGGCGATGATCGTCACTTCCGCTTCTTGACTTAATCCAGAGCCAATCCGGTTGATGACCAACACCAGTAATTGAGCGTGTACTTCCACTTCCTGTATAAAGCACAGGATTAAAATGCTCTGTGGATTTTTTAATTGTTGGGGTTGACAGATTGCTACTACAAATAGATTTGTAACCACTAGGAATGTATTTAAAATCACCAATACCATTAGCGTCAGCATTGCCTCCTGCGGTAATTGCTCCACAAAAAGTGCCGTTTTGTCCAAAATTTAATGTTTGTTGTGAAGCCGCATAATTGTGTGTTGCAGGAACAATATTTACAGCAGTACTCCAAGTAAATGTTGGGTTAGAGCCAGCAACAGGATTCCCTGAGTTAAAAAAAGTACCGTTTTTACCCATCCATATTTTCTTGTTAGTCATGTCTATTGCTAGACAAAATATATCACCAATAGCAAAACTCGTTCCATCCATGCCTGATTGTTCAGTGAACGTGCTTCCAGTTTCTCTAACCGTTCCTTCTTGCCTTACTATTGCCTCTTCAGTAGAGTTGTTTTTTGTTGTAGTATTTGTCAAATTATCTGGTACTGCAAACCCAACATCAGGATAGCTTCCTCCACTTTCGTGATTAGCTTCAACTCTTGACTCAAAATACCATTTACCAGACCCATCGAATAACAAAATTGTTCCATACGCCCATGCTGAATCAGTAGTGGAGTTTCCATTTACTCTTAAATTTCCTTGTGTCAAAGTGGAATAAGAACCATTGTTTAAAGAATTTAAGGTTGAAAAATTATTAGTGGGTGAATCAGGCATGACATCTGAATTTGCTAAATCTGTTGTTGTAAAATTATGTCCATTGCCAGAACTGTCCGTTCCGATAGCTCCTGAAACAAATTTTAAATAAAAACCATTAGTCCCATAAGAGCCTACATATTTTTTAGGAATCCAAGCGTTTGTTTCAGAATCCGTTTCTCCAAAAGAACTTGGTGCTAACTGTAAACCATCAATTTCTTGTAATTCTGCTAAGTAACCATCAAAAGGGTAAGATGTTCCTCCACTAAAATGTTCGCCTATAGTAACTTGGAATGTATGGTTTACAGGAAAATCTTCATTTTCATCAGGATCATTTGATGTTGCAAAACTTGTTTCTTGCACACCATTTACATAAATTTTAATTCGATTACTAGCTGTTCCTTGCGTAGTATCTACTGCAACTACAATATGATACCAAGCTCCTACATCACGAAATTTTCTATTTGTTTTTCTCCAAATAGTTTGATATCCAGAAAACTCAAGAAAATCGTCATTAAAAGCTAAATATTGATATACATCGTCTGTATTGCCAGATCCTTGATATACCGTCCACAAAACATCGTAACCACTAGCATGAAGAGTTGATCTTTTAACCCAATGACTCCAAGTATACGTTCTACGATTACCGCTAGAACTAGGTGTCATCCGTAAATTAGCAGTATCTCCTGTATCAAACATCAAAGACTGATTTATTTCATAGGCTTTACCGCCTGATGCAGATAATAGTTTTGTAGCTCCAAAACTCATTACGTTAGATCCTGTCCTGCTGTGAAGCCATAATATATAGTGCCTCCATCCACCGTATGAAATACAAACACATCTACATCACCACTGCCTGTGCTGATCGTAGGGGCTGTTCCTCCAGCCCAATCCACTGAACCCGGCCATGTTATGGTTCTTGCTGAAGAATCCTGTGTAACCTTCAAAATAAAAGTACTAGCATAGCCACTAGCCGCAGGGTTGCTAAACGTATAGGTTACGTTTTCACTAAGCGTGTGAGTAAACACTGTTCCAAGATTCAAGTTGATTGTTGCGGCATTACTGCTAGAACTAACCGCTGTGCTTTCTTCTTGAATACCTGCATCGAACTTAACTACCTGATTCTCATCAATGTGGATTGCAGGGGTCGTACCCACCGTAGAACCTACACCAATCAACAGGTCATCTGCTGAGTCATCAAGTGCTACGTAAAAGTCTTGAGCGTTCCCGTCAAAAACCAGCTTGCTGTCTACAGCGGCGGCATCACCAATTGTCACAGAGTCATCTGTGATGGTCAGGATACTATTTGTGCCTACAGTGGAGCCTTCTCCAATAACCAGTTTATCTGCGGAATCATCGAGGCCAATATAAAAATCCTTAGCGTTCCCGTCAAAAACTATCTTGGTATCTTCCGCACCAGCATCACCAATGGTCAGGGTAGGTGTTGTACCCTTGAGTGCCATTGTCTGGGCAACTATATCGCCTGTGGTGCTAGATGCCGCCTGTCCTACCCCGATGCTCTGGGCAAACTTGATGTCTTGGTTTTCATCAATTTCTATGGCAGGGGTTGTGCCAACTGTCGATCCAAGACCAATGACTAGATCATCAGCAGAATCATCAAGACCTATATAGTAATCTTGAGCGTTCCCGTCAAAAACTACTTTAGTATCGACTGCCGCTCCATCACCCACTGTTACGGCATCATCATCCAGGGTAAGTATTGAGTTGGTTCCAACGGTAGATCCGACACCAACTACCAGCTTATCCGCTGAGTCATCAAGACCTACATAGAAGTCCTTGGCGTGACCATCAAAAACTAGACTTGTGTCTTCCTCGCCAGCGTCACCTATCGTAAGACTAGGAGTTGTGCCTGTGATGGTTACATCACCGCTGAATGTTGCGGCTCCTGATGTCAGCGCATCAATAGAAAGGTTAGAGAATACCTGTGTGACTGTAGCTCCTGTTCCTCCACCATTGAACTTCAATACAACATCTTTGCCGTTAGCAATTTCAAAATCATTTGAGGCACTGTAGTTGCCTTGGAATATAATGACTGAACGACTACTAGAAAGACTGTTACGCAGATAGCATATCTTCTCTGCATTGTTTGGAGTTAACTGGACGTATGCCGTTCCACCAAGATCACCTCCGTCAACGAACTCAATAAACTTATTTCTTCCATTCGAGCTTGAGCCATCAGTAATCGGGAGGGCAGTGGGAGAGCCAGAAGAGCCAGCACTAGATAGTGTAACAGAGACAATACCAGTAATCGCTTCATCCGTTAAATCCCAGTTTGTGTTAGTGGTATCACCCCAAGTACCTGACTGTTCGCCAGATCCTATCTTCTCGATACCTAAAAAATTTGTGTATGTACTTGACATATTTTATATCCTCTTACGCAACATCTTCCCAATTTGGACTTTGCGATGGGCTAATTATTGACCAGCTTGGAGTCTGCGAAGTATTTACCGCTGACCAGCTTGTTCCTACATTTGGACTAATCTGCACCCAGACTACACTTGTGCCTATTGCTCCAGTAGCGGAGACACCTGTAACCGAAATTATTGTTTGTGGAGCTACCGTGACAGAGCCTAAAGCACTAGTTCCAGCAATGCCTGTAACTGAGACAGACGAATCACCCTCTATGGTGACACTGCCAACTCCTCCCGTTCCTGCAATTCCTGTAACAGCAGTAACCGCAGTTCCAGTTGCTGTAACGCTTCCTACGCCACCTGTGCCAGCAACCCCTGTAAGACTTACAATTACATCGCCTTCAAAGCTAACGCTACCTATCGAGGCTGTAGCACCAGCAATAGCTTGGTCTACATTCCAAGAGCCACCGTTCCAGCTTTGACCAGAGCTATTCCAGCCAATATAGGTGGCTAAAGCATCTGCCATCAGGCAATCCTGATAATGGCGTTACTCGCGTCAGCAGTTGGGAACTGGATTGTAAAATCTCCACTTGTTGATGACTTGTCAGCACCAAAATCCAAAACGCAAACAGTTGGATCTCCACTGGCACTGTCGTTAAATATCAAAGCACCTCTAGCCGTAATAGATGATGAGCTAAAAGTTACGTCAGCAAAATCTGTAAAAGCCGTAGTGCTACTTGTCGTGGGATCTACTCTAGTAAGAGAAGCACCTTTTGCAGTATAACCTGTACCACTTACCTCATTACTGGTGGTATACGCAGTGGTAGCCGCATTAAAGCTGGCACTATTTGTATACAGAGCAATATTAAAGGTGTTGCCACCAGAGTTTTTAAAATTATGTACAGCCTCCATTAGCTCTTTCTTGAAGCTGGTACACATAAAGTTTCCGCTAAAAGCCATCATAGTCTCCTGATTATATTAGCTAGGCTGTCATCTCCAGCCTTTAACGCTTCGTTATACAAATCGGTTTTGTATCCGTTAATTCCTTGCCTGACATAAAACTCAATTACTTTCTGTATGTTCTGCTTAAACGCATTAGCTTGCTCCCGTATCAGGGGATTAGCACTTTCTGATACAGAAACAATCTTATCTGCACACCTAGACGCCACTTCCTCTGGGGATATACCTCTTTGATGTGTAGTATGAACTCCAACAGAACCTATCCCTGCTTCGCTTAACGAACTAATCACGCTCTTTTGTTCCTAACCGCACCAGAACGATAGCTGTCTGTCGTGTCGTAATTTTCGCCCAGATTCTTCAACTTTCCTAACGCATCTTCATACCTTCCTATATACATCTGCATAACGTCTGCATCACCTTTTAGGAAGGTGTATGCTTCAACCAAACACCCATAAAACAAGGTTGACTCTGCATTTGTGCCTAACCAGCTTGTGCCGTCTGATGCCGTGGTAATTGATTCTGGCTTATAAAAGTAATGAAGCTCTACCGTGTAGTTTGTTGTGCCAGTCAGGTAGTTAGGTGTCGGTGCTAAAAGAAAATTAGATTCATCAAATATCGCGTAATATTTTGGCGTTCCAGTCGTTGTAGAAGCAGGGTACGCTTCTCTTATAAAGTTTACATCTTTAAATATAAGAAATTCATATCCAGTATTATCCACAGACAAAGAATACGGAGCCAAGAAATCAGATGGCATGGAAAGGTACTGGTTTCCTTGAGATGTATTACCTGTGGCGTTTTTTCTAAAATCAGGCAACTGAACCGATTTAAGTATTCTGTCCTCTGCTTGCAGGATAATAGTGGGAAGATTATTAACGAAAGTAGTTTCCGTTGTCTCCAGATAGTCCTGCAAGGCATTCTTTAAAGTTGTAAATGTCCACGCCATTAGCTGGTACTCACCGTCACTTTGCCTACCTCCCCCTTTATATCAAGACCAAGGGTTTCTGTTCCGTATGCTGTTAATCCTCCGCCTACTGGATCAAATGCAGACAATGCTCTGCTCTCTGCAAAATTTTTATCTGGGCGGGGATTTCTTAACGCCTGTGCATCACCAACTCTAATTTGACCCAACTTGTACTGTGGCTGATCTTCATCAACCACATCTCTACCTACACGCAAACCGCTATCTCTTCCATTAATTATTTGCGGAACCAGGTCTCTCAAAGGGTATCGAAAACCTGTTCTATCGCAAAACCCAAATGCCCTTTTTCCCTCTGCAAAAACGCTCATAATATGTTGTATCCTCCAGGCGTAACATAAAGAGCCGCCTTTTCTCTAAAGGCATCCGAAACCAAATTCCACTGCTCTTCGTATATTTCTTTTAAAGCAGGAACGTATTGTGCTGATTCGGGTCGTTTTAATGCAATATTATACGCCAGACCTGAAACAAGACAGGGAAGATATCGGTCAGGCACATCCATATTATTAGACGCTGGTTTGCCAGAATCTTCTATTCTTTCCAGATAATAATAACTAAACACATAAGTTTCTTGTGCATCTGGAACAGGCCACAAATTAATTGTTATATTATCTGGCGATCTGCCAACATAATATTGTAATGGTCTTCCTTCTGTTAGTTTGTTAGTGAGATGGGAATATTGAACTACAGAAATTCTTTCCATTGTTAAATCTGACTGATTACTGGAATCTCCAGCATCCGTTCTTAGAGATGCTTCTATAATTTCTATTTTTTCTGCTGTTAAGTCATAAGACGATGTGCCAGCAGTAAGAGTTTGAGAGGCATTTTTTACTGTCCACAAATTAAGACCACGGTTTTGCCACTCCAACATAAGCAAATCAAGGCTTCTCCTTGCGGTTTTGTAGTCGTAACCGCTTCGTAGCTCAAGACCAGCCCTTTCATAGGCTTCTTCAATAATATCACCTATATCTAACGTAAAATTAAATGTAGTGCTAGTAGCCATCAGGTAACAATTCCTTTAGTTCTGCCTCTTTTAGCAAGACCGTTTCGGCATTTGGCAGGTTTTATTTTTCCGCCACGCTTTACTTCTGTTTTTTTTCGTTTGTTTTTCATCTTCTGGGACGCAAAGGAACGTCCCCTGCTTCACTAGGTCTTCTTGCCGCTAGACGTTCTGCTTCTAGCCTTGCTCTTTCTTGTTCTTTTAACCCAGCAGATTCAGCAAATGCTTGAGCTTTAGATTTTAATGTTGAATCATACATTGCATACGGATCGTAACCTTGCTGTATCTGTCCTCCGCCTTTTCCTCCTCCTGCTCCGCCTTTTCCGCCCATTTGTGTCGGGGGTCTATAAGGGCTTGCACCAGGCATTTGCATTCCAAAGTTCCTATAAGGATCATAAACGCCAAAAGGATCTGGATATCCTGGCCCTGGTCTTCCAAATGTTTCTGGCTGACCATAAAACCCATACGCTGGGGCGTTGCTTCTAAAAAAAGAACCTGTTGTCTGAGGAAAGTATGACCTTGAATAAGGATTGCTATACGGATTCATATAGCTGGTTGTGGCATAGTTAGGAACCATGCCCATAGAATAAGGGTTATACCTTCCCATCATTCTATCTCTTTGTATTATATTTTGCACAGAATAAGGAGAGCGACCAAAACCGCTAGGCTGACCAGATGGAGTAAATCCGCCTTGATTGCCATACATTCCATAAGGATTGTATCCTTGCTGTGGCGCACCTTTCGATGGGCCTCCTGCTAGGGTGGATTGAATAGCAGGTCTGTCAGAAGGTGTAAATCCTATATTCTCAAAACTTGCTGTTTCAGGATTGTAAACCACATTATACATTCCTTGCGGATTATAACCTTGCTGTAATGCGCCGCCCATACCCATAGTCTATTTCCTTTTCTTTGCAGAAACTTTCTTTTTAACAGGAACTTTTTTTGCTACTGTTTTCTTTGCTACTGTTTTTTTTGCTGGTGCTTTCTTTACTGGTGCTTTTTTTGCTGAAGATTTCTTTGCTGGGGCTTTTTTCTTTTTGACAGTTCTTGATTCATCTTGAGGTGTACCAGGGTCATCAGCTCTGTAATGACCATTTTCATTCCTCGCTCTAACCACCTCGTATTCTTTCTCCATTTCTTTCAGCTTGGCTTTTGCCTGAGCTTCGGTCAACAGATCAAATATTACCGGAGTGTAAGTACCGTCTGAGTTTTTAAAACCCACCTGATACACAGGTTGCTGAGTTGCATGTAGCACCCCATTTTGAAAGATTTCCAGCTTTTTAGCCATAGGATTTCACCATTGTTAAAACCACTGTGTAGGCATCGCCACTGCTATGACCGACTGTTGTGAAGTCGATGTCTCCAGTGACACCAGAACCAGCATTATTAGGTATGCCAGTAAAAGAGGTAAAGTCTAATTCGTCAGCGTAATCTGCTGGCAGATGTGCCGCCAACACGTTAGATGAAGCATCAAATTCTATTTTAACGCTCATGCCGACTGTAGAAAACTGTATCTTGCTAATCGCTACGCGGGTGCATGTAGCACCTGTCATTGGATCAGCAGACAAAGCAGATACATCTACTTTTGCAACAGCAGACTCGCCTGAACCGTCACTAACATTAGTGAACTTCATAATCAGGTTTCGTGCGCCATCTTGGATTGTCTGAGAGGTTACTGCATCAGCCATTGTATATCTCCAAAATAAAGGGGGGCTTTCGCCCCCATGTCATTATGACTGGTCAGTGAAGGCAGGAACATCCGCACCTTCTTGATAGCCCCAGATATACCAATTGGTTGAATCTTTTGCCAGTACATTAATCTCAAACAAACCAAAATCCGTTAACGTCAGGATTGAGTTTGAGTTTCCATCTGCATATACAGAAACATTATCTGCGTTTGAGTCAAGATGAACGATGCCGCCAAGATAGAAGTTTGTGTCTGATCCTGTATCAATAATCAGATTTTCTGCCTCTTCTGCCGCACCACCGTAAACCAGCTTAAAGAAAACACCAGCAGAGGGACTAGGCAAAGTCAAAGTGCAATTAGCTGACAGAGCAGGAACTACAGAGGTTCTTCCTCCATGAGCCGTTGCTGTTAGCGAAATAGCTGTTGTATCTGCTAAGGCAACTGGAGTGACCTGCAATCCGTTTCCATCTAAGGTAAATTCAGTTGTGACAGTACCTGTTGTGCTGTTTTTGGATATGACCGTAAATCCATTCTCTGAACGGACGGGGCCATTAAAAGTTGTATTAGCCATTATATTCTCCTGTCTTGGCTAGTGTCTGCTTACGCAGTCAGGGAAATTAAAATGTTCCACATGGAACAAAAAATGGGGGGACAAAGCCCCCCCGCAGGGTTACGATGTACCTGGAGAACCATAGATTCCCAGAGGGTCAGATACACCAAAACTATACCGCTCTCTAGCTTTATAACGAACATTACCTGTATCAAAGTCGCCGTCCATAGAAGTTTCAAGCGAAGTACGCTCAAAGTGCTTCATTCCATTTGGAACGTCAGTGATAACAAAGAAAGCGTTTGTGTCAGTCAAGTAATGATTGACTGAATAGCCTTCTGGTATCGCTCCGTTATTACGGATTGCGTTGATGTCGTTATCTGCTGTTGCAGTACGCAAATCCGAATCTAGCAGACGAGTTGCAACAAACTGCAACGCAGGCGGAACAACCAATCGTCTAGGACGAGCCGCAATCAAAAGTCCACGCTCATCAGTAAACGCCGCAATGTTAATCACTGCATCTTCTAATGAAGTTTCGTTAAGATCAGCCGCTGTCGCAGGACGGTTGCTGTTCTTGCCGCCGCTTACAAGCGGGTGTCCATCACCACCAGTTACACCATCGCCAGATGCAGTAAACAGGTTAACCCCGTCACCAGACTGGAATGAGTTGGTGAAACCGTTGTTTAGAGGAAAAGCCGCTTTTACTTGCTTGGTATACGCCATACCACGAGCCAATGCCTTGGTGTAACGAGCAGATAAAGAATCATAGAGGTTATCCTCCATAGCTTCTTCAGTGATCGAAAATCCCATTGCAATGGTTTCGTGGTTGTATCTAGCAGTAAAAGACTCCTGCGCTGAGTCGTAGCTAATTGCCGCTCCTTCAGCTTTAACAGGTGCCGCCGCAAAACCCGAAAGTTTTACTTCCTCTTCAAATGAACGATCTGATGATTCACTTTCATAAATCATCGTATGCTCATCTTCATACTTCTCATACTCTAAGCCGAACAGGGCATTAAGACCTGGCAACAGCTCTTTGAGCATCTGCGCTCTTGAAATAGCCATTAGTCAGTCTCCTTATATGCCAGTGGTGTTAACGTATATATGTCCTACGTTAAACTTAACGATGACATCTGTAAACGCATCACCCACTGTGCTAGTAGGGCCATCAACAAAGTCAATGATCCTTAACGGCAGTGTGTTAGTTGTAGCCACAGTGCTAGAATCAACTGCATTCTTACTGCGACCAATTGAGGTTGAACCAGCCGTTTGAACTACAGCCACATTGTTTCCAAGTGTAGTCTGAGCCAAAGTAGCATCTCCTTGCATACGCATCAGAACATTCGGATCATCAAGAACATACGCCATGATGTCAGAAGCCGCTGTGCTTGCGGGAAAGGTCTGGTTAAATGTTAGCTGGCTGGTACTAGGATCTGTGTAAGAACAACCCATAAAAACACCAACAGGTGTCAAAGAAGTTGTTCCTGTGTCTTTCTCCACAGTTCCAGAGCTAACTAATTTTACAAAATCGCCATAAAAAATTGCCGTGCTATAACCACTTGCAATTTTAATGTGGCGAACTTTGCCAGTAAAAGAACCACTAGCACTTAAAGTGCCTACTGGTTCAGCCCCAGTTGGGGCGGCTGAAGTTGCCATAACTCATCTCCAAAGATATTAAATTATTAAAAAGAGGAATTATCCTCGACCAAAAGTGGTGCGCGTAGTTCGATCAGGTTTGAGGAGAGGCATACGCGGATCATTTTCTTTCATAAAGCTGTTGTCAACAGACTGCATCTGCTGTGAGGCAACATCTTGATAATGCTTTTGCCTTTGCGCCATTTTTTCTTCTGGAGCTTTGCAAAGCAATAAACCACCTATTTCAATGTTTCCTTCAAAACGAGATTCAATATCAGACATTACCTGAAGCTCAGGATGATCTTCTGACCTTACAGGTTGCCAACCTTCACGAAACTTCTGTGAAACATTGGTGTTGTCTGAATTTCCCAGTGTACTGGTTCTAACCCATCTGAAAACCCACCCATCCTGCGGGGCAGGGGTTGGGAGAACGGATGGTGGAACCCATGAATCACTGCTTCTCTCTTCTACTTTACGGTCATCCTCAAACCTTGGGGTGCGCTGTTCAGCCATTATCTTAGTTCCTCTTGTATGAGTTGTTTGGCGTATTGTTCATTGGTTAACCCAAGGCGTTTAGCGAGATTCACCTGGGTCTGCGTTAACTTCACTTTGCGCGGCTTTGCACCATTGTTTCTTGAAGCTGGTGCTACTACCGTCGAACTTCTTCGGGAAGGTGAAGGGGTCTGCACTTGTTGACCGTCTTCCTCCCCAAAATATTCAGGAAATTTAGCTCGCATAGTGCGATCTATTTCTTGAAAATATTCTTCAGAATCTGGGTCAAACCCATGATTCTTAACCAGTTTTTCATGAACTCCGTAAGCTAAGGCAGTCATGTCTTTATGCTCTTCATCCCCAAACCAGGGATTGTTTTTCGCCCACTGCGTTGCTTTCTCAGTCGGCTTAGGAGCCATTTGCTGAGGCTGTTGCATTGGTTGCTGTGCTGGTTGCTGAGGCTGTTGCCCCATAGACTGCACATACTGGTCGTATTGTTGCTTTCTTTGGTTAAACTGAGTTTCGTAATTATTGGCTTCCCTAAGCTCAGAATTAGCGTTTAACAACGCATCTTGAGCTTCCACTACCTTATCAGTCTCCCCCGACTCATAGGCTTCTTTATACTGAGCCTTTGCCTGCTCAACAGCTAAAGCCGCACGATCTTTGATCTGGGTGACTAACATAGCCTCCCCATTCTGGATAATGTGCTGATACTGTTGGTTTTGGTTGGCATATTGTTGTGCCACCCGAACTGCTTCTTCACGCATTTTCTCAGCCGCTTCACGCTGTCTACGCTCTTCGTGTTGCTCGTACTTTAGCTTATTAATGCGCTTCTTTACTTTCTCGCTGTACCCTTCAAGCTCTTCTTCATCTTCTTGGGAAGATGCCTCTTCTTTCTTGGGAGGTCTGCGATCTTCTGGAGGTCTGTCATCAACCACCTCAAGGTCAAACTCAGGTTGAGTTTCCTCAGTTTCACTTTGCTTTGTATTGATTTTATGCCGAACTCCTAAAAATTTATCTTCAAAAGAAGTTCTAGCGTCTGTTTGCTCAACTGCTTGTTCTTCGCTCATGCCTTATATACTCCTCTAGGATCATCGACCACAGCCTCAACGCTGTCATCATTGATTAACCTAAACTCTTTACCATGAATTTTAATTCTCGTTCCAGAATAAGAACGCATGATAATAAAATCGCCTTCTTTACAGTACGCCCCACTTGGGAATCGTTTTTTATCTGCATAAGCGTCCGGCCCTAAAGCCATGACAAAGCCAACAATAGACCCGATCTCCTCCAAGTATATCGTTTGTTTTGCCTTTATTATTCCGCCTTCCGTTTTTTCATCTGGTTCAGGTAAAGCTATAAGAATCTTATAACCTTGAGGTTTTGGTAGTTGGTGAGCCTTTTCAGGCTCCATCTCATCAATATCTTTTACTGCTTCCATGTTACCTACTCTTGCACTGGAAAATGGTGTCCAGAGCCACCTTGCACCGCCCTATGCGGAGAAACTATACTTCTTCGATTCTTGCATTCAAATCAAGAAGCTCTCGTTCTGCCACTGCCAAGCCTTTAATAATGCCTGTGCAGTGTTGATATTCACCGAAATCACCACAGCCCCCACCAGAAATATGATCCGACATATCATTCATTTGCTTGCGAATTTCTTCTCTTAGAGTCTCTAGTGCATTTACAGAAAGACGATCACTCATCTTCTATCAAATCTTTTACTAAATCCATTCCCATCTTAGCCCCCTCTATGGCTTCCCTGGAATCAATCTCTTCTTGCCGAATCGCATCTGAGGCAACCCTAGCCCCGATCTTGGCAGATTCTATTCTTTCTTGACTGTCTATCTTTTCTCTATCAAGCGTTGCTTTCTCTTGAGCTTTTTGAAGGTCAAGCTGTATTCTAGCCATGTCTGCCTGAGCTTTAGCCATTGCCTTGCCTTCTTCTATAGCAAGCTCACGCTGTTGCATCTGCACCACAGGATCTTGCATACGCTTCGCATTCTCTTCTGCCTGAACCATTTGTTGCGCTTTTCCTGTAACCTGTGCGGCGGCTGGAGCAACCAATCTTGATATGCGTAATTCAATGTCTTCTGGCAATGCTTCATTTGGCGGAGGCAACGCTACACCAAGCTCCTCCTCTATCTTCTGCCTATAGGCAAATGCCAAATGTTCTTGAATGTGAGCTGACAACTCCGCTTCTACCGCTTTGGCGTTTGGAGCCTTTTGCATCAATTCAAGTATTTGTGGATTTTCTGTTGCCGACATATGTATCTGGATATGTGCCTCATGATCCTGATAAATAAATGCCTTCACAGGCTCACCCATAATAATGTTCATATTTTCAGAAATAGGATCAACAGGCTTCATGTCGTCCTCTAAAGGAACAATCTTGTCTGCATCCTGAATGCCAAGCACCTCAAGCATCTGCCTATGAAGCAACGGCATATCATACATCTGAGGTGCCGTGGTCGCTAACTGCAATGCCGCCTGGTACTGCATTATTCTTTGTGCCATCGTGCCTGCATTAGGATCAGAAACCGGAATAATATCTACTCTATCATCGAAATCTTCAGACACCAGAGGGTCATCAGAAATCTCATAAGGATAAGACTCCGGCCCGTTATCTCTTACTATGTTAGAAAGTATTTTTAATTCTTTGCCTACTGAAGCATGAACCCGCGCTTGCACTGCGCTCATCACCTTCATTTCTCTTTCCAGTATTGCCAGCGTAGTGCCAACAGGTGCCTCGCCATTGATGTCTGAGGCTTTCACATCTGCGGCTGAAGCAAATCTTCTCCCCTCTGTCACTATGTCTGCTAATAAAGAATAAAGCACATTGCTTGGTTCTTTGTAGGGAAGAAACGTAATGTTATCCCTGATTGTTCCACCAGGCACATCCACATCCCTGAACTCGCCTGGCATTATAGGAGTATCATCTCCCTTGATCCTAAGACCTCTTGCCTTGAGTCCACCTGGTAAATTAGCTAACGTGCCTGCATCAACCAGTTGTCTTAATAACGATGTAGCAGACTTAGATAATCCACCAATCATGTGGACTAATCCAAAACCATAAAATCCAAATCCAGGCAAGTATTGGTAATGAACAAAATGCTGTCTAGGCAATCGCTTCGGATCATCTTCGTGCCAGTTGCGTCTAATTGCTAATACCTGACTCGATGACTTATCTATAGTGATAACATAAGGAAGTCCTATCCCTGTAGGCTCTCCTCTTTCTGTATCTTCAAATCCTTTAAGATCAACATCAACGTGCATCTCAAGTAACGTATGACGATTATCATACTCGTAGTTATCTGAGTCACCCGTTAGCCTGTTATACTTTTCCTGTATGTTGCTTATATCTGGCGTTGGAGCAGTTAGGTCAACATCCAAATAAAAACCAGATACCTGTAACTTCCTGATTTCATTGGAAGTTTTTTTCATAACATGCGTTGCTCTTTCGCATGTTGTTAGATCAGATGCGCCGTAGCTAACCACAAAATCTTCTGCTGGAACAAACATAGCACATGGTCTTGCCATATTTGGATCGTAGTAAACTTTCCTAAAGGCGGAGCCTGCTATTGGCAAAGAGAACAAAAGTTTTTCTGTCTCTGTTCTATACTCCGTCATTCTTTCTGTAATGAGATAGTTTAGGTAATTCTGTACTCGGTGTGCCTGGCTTGTCTTTTCATCAGACAACTTTCCAACTATACGAGTCTTTACGGGGCCGGAAGCTGGATATATTTCCTGTATGGTTTGTGCCTGAAATCTGACAACGGCCTCTGATAACATCGGGTGAAAAACACCACAAGCACCATCCCAAGGTACAGACCTATCCTCAAACTTTAGTCCTAAAAGATCAAGACCCTTCATGTAAGAGTCTTCCCAATCTGCCCTGCTATCCTTGTCTGCCGCGTAAGCACCTAACAAATCTGATGATAGCTCATACAGGTCACGCTCTTCCATGAACAAGGCTAAGTTAGATTCGTGACTCATTCCTCCAGTCAATGGATTATCTGGATCAAAGTCTATTAATACACCGCCGTCTTCTGTTTCAATAGATACAGCTTCAGGATTAACAATCTCTATATCTATGCTTTCTTCTTCGGCTTGTCCCACAAGCTCAGGCAGAAAAGGATTTTGTGCTTTATCTATCGCCATTATCTTTTCCTTTTACCTGTGGATTTTTTTTCTTTCTGAAATGCGGCTTCTAAAGAAATTTTGCGTTTACGCATTTTCTTTTTTCCATCTTCTGGAGAAATATAAACCACAGCGTTGTCTCTGATTGTCATGGCTTTTTTTAACACAGCCGCACCACGCTTTATAAGAGCTTTAATATTTTTTGCCTTAGCCGTTTTTTCTAAACATTTGGGGTCTTGCGGCACCTGAACCTCTTGCAACTGTAGGTTTAATAATTGGCGCACCAGAGGATACAAAGTTTCCTAGCGTTTCACTTTTCTCTGGAGTGTAGGGAGTGCCTGCCGATACCTTCTCTTGTTTAACTTTTTTCATATCTCAACCTTTTCCTCTTCCGCCTTTGACTCCGCCCTTTGTACCCATCTTAGACTTCATCATGCCGCCCTTATTCGCCTTCTTCATATCAGCTTTTAAGGCACCTGTTAAGCCGCCGCCTGCCATCATTTTGGTGGACATCCTTGGCATTCCCCCCATACGCATCATGCGTTTCTCTTCTGGAGACATCATCACCATTCCGCCGCCCATCATCTTGCCTTTACCATCAGCGGCAAACGCTGGAACCATCTTGCCGTCCTTCTTGACCATAGGCATTTTGCCACCAGCTTTCATGCCTTTAGCTTTCATCCTGCCGCCTTTCATCATGCCTTTGGTTTTTATCTTACCGCCAGCTTTGTAACCTTTAGATTTCTTCTTCATCATCAACCTCTGAATATAAGTTATCAAATACCCTGTTTACATCCAGCGTGTAATCCAGATCAGACTTACTATAATGGATATGCTGGGACGGTCTAAAGTCAGGTGCGCCTTCTCCAGACTCAAACCAAGCTGGATGAGTCACCCTGACACGATTATTCGGTAATGCAATAATGTTCCCTGTCCATTCGCCTGCATCAAGCAGTTCCAGAACATGGGATTGTTTGTGTTGTGCAGGATCATCACCAATCTCGGAATCGGTGTAATCCACGGTAAAATAATACTTGGCGGGATAGAACTCGCCATCAATCTTTGCCAACCAGGGACAAGGTGTACATCTGTCGAGAACATATACTGCATGTGTCCTCGATGAACAGTCCCAGGGTTGTGCCGCCCATACAGGCATTGGTTCGGGCCACTCCTCAAAAGGGGTATCGCCTACCAGTGCTGTAATTGGCATTCTTGCCCACATAGCCCCGCCATGAACATTGGGTTCATCGTTGTCGTAAGTCTCTGCTCCAGTAAAGATTACCTGAAAGCTCAGACATCGACAGGGTATGGTAGTAACGGCTATTGCCATTGCATGGATAAACTCTCCATGATACTTGTTATGATTGTGGGTATATTCCCTACGCACCCAGCACTTGAAGTGCGGGATGTTGCTCTGCAAAAAAGGCATGAAGCCTCCTTAGTTAAGAAGTTGCGGTATTATGGAGGAGCCGATTAATATAACGTATAGTCCCCATATCATGGCTTCCAGCCTGGCGAATCGTTTTTCACCAGCCTCAAGCCTTTCCTGAATATGCTCATACCGTAAAGCACATTCTCTTTCGTGTGCGCTCAGTTCTGCCGCTACGTCTTTAACGTCCATCACCGCCATCGTAGAACACCTTTTCCCACTCCTTGTGGCGTTTCAGAGGAATCCTAAAGTAAGGAAGAAACCTAGCACACCAAACAACAAATCTGTTCACTTTGTCCCAGAACCAAGGCAATGGACGCATAATGTCCAAGAATAATATCACTCGATTCTTTTCTGTATAGTTAACTGCAAAGTGTTCATAGGTATCATCAAATACCACCACCTTACCTTCACTCCAGTAATACTCTTCCTTGTTACATACAAGAAGACATCCTTTGCCTTCTGCAGGTATGTGCATTCCCATGTGCATCCTGAGAACACCAGACCAAGGCCCACAGTGCGGCACCAATGCTTTGTTTGCCCCTAGCACTGAGAAATACGCCGAAACGATTTCAGGGTATTTATCTAATATGCTCATCGTGACAGGGAACTGTTCACAATTCTTTTTAAACTTTATATTGCCTGCCTTGAGAAAAAACATTTTCCATTTATCATCATCTGATATATAAAGCTGGTCAGGGCTGATATGTTGAAAAACAGGGAAATCATCTACCCGCTTCATCATATTGTTCAGCTCTTCAAGGATTTCATTATAGGAATCCTCAAGCTCTTTGGTTGGTCTAAACCATTTCTTTGGATAAAATGTTTTCTTTCCTAAAAGACACTTCCTTCTAAATACAGGGCGTAAAGCATTTGCAATAAACCATGTATTAACTAAAGAATAGTCCATCAATAATAGCTCACCGACTTTCTATAGATAGGCTCGTCCTCTTCATCAGTATGTAGTTTCAGGAATCCTCCCTGTCTAAACCTTAGAAGAGCCTGGGTGGATGAGTCTACTAGGTCATCATGCTCACCTGATGGGAAAGAAGCAAACTCTTCTATCACCTCCTCAGCAAATCGAGTTTCTGGACACCAAACGGTGCCGGATGCAAACAAATCAGCAACGGCATTAACCCTTGCTATTTTATCGTTGCCACGGGACGGGGTATATTCCGATACCGGAATCCCCATTGCCCGTAACTCAAATATCAACGGCATACCTGCCGCCTTGCCTTCAACAATGAAAGCATCTGGTTGCATCTCCTGCCACATCTCAAAAGCCGTCTTCTTGAGTTCAGGGAACTCCATCCTGGCTTTATAGGCATCGAGAAGGATAATGTTTGGAACCGTCACACCCTCATCGTCTGGTGTGTAAAATACACCCCATGTTGTGCAAGCAGAGTAATCTGCCCGTTGGGTTTTGAGGAATGCCGTGTCCCATGATTGTATTACAAACTCGCATTGGGGAGGACGATCTTGTTCCCATCGCTTCCACCATTCGCGTTTGACTAGTGCGCCTTCTTCGGCGGTTGGGTTTTGCTGGTACTGTGCGTTCCATTTAGGAGCGGGTAGTTCACTTTGCAAGGAGTTCAACTCCTCGATACTCCAGAACTCAGGCCACAGGGCGTTACCTGATGGCATGATTGCCGGAAACTCTATCACTTCCCACTCATCAGAACCTTGTCTCTGAGCGGAAGCCTTTATAATTTTTCCTGTTAAATCTCTCATGTGCCAGCGGGTCATCACAATAACGATGGCCCCTCCTGGCTGGAGTCGCTGGCGAGGGCCGGATGTGTACCAGTCATAGGTTCTATCGAACACTGACGGATCTGCGCTTTGTCCTTCCTGCTCACTATGGGGATCGTCAATTATCAGGAGATCCGCGCCTTTACCCGTCACTGCACCCCCAACGCCAATAGCGAAGTATTCTCCTCCTGCGTTGGTACTCCATCTGCCAGCGGCTTTGGAATCAGCCCTCAGAGCCAGCTTTGGGAAAACATTTTTGAAATCTTCACTATCAACCAGGTTCCGAACTTTCCTGCCGAACCCAACTGACAACTCAGCGGTGTGTGCCGTCTGTATAATCTTTTTATCTGGGTACTGACCCAGGAACCATGCAGGTAACAAATAAGAAGCAAACTCAGACTTGGTGTGTCTGGGAGGCATATTAATAATAAGCCGCTTCAATTCACCCCTGGAAATTCTTTCAAAAGCCTCAGCCATAACTTTGTGGTGCCGTCCCTGAATGAATGCAGGCCACATATGTTTGACAAAGCCAAGATAAGAAGATTGAGACTCTTCCCTTCTTAAAGCACCTTCGTATGCTTCAAGTAATTTTAAAACCTGGCGTTGCTCTTCTACAGGCAAAAGATCAATATTCTCTGAAACTTCTTCAGGTACTATAGACATAGTTCTATTCCTGATCAGATCAGATCAGGTAATTAACTGATTTGATCCTAATACTGTTATTGCAAATAATAGAAACCCAGGAAATTTAAAATTTTTTATCAAAAAAAAATTTAAGTAATTACACAGTCAGTAAATTCCAGACTTATGTAATTAACTGATCAGGTAATTACCTGTAAGAACTTACCGCAGGAGTTTAGCATATAGAGGGTATTGACAAATATCAACACCTTTTTTACAAAAAATATTATTTTTTCGCTGGCTGGGGTGGCACCTATCTTTCAGGTGAGAGATGCAGTTTCTTTGCAGAAACTTTCTCTTTAATTTTTTGCAGAAAATTTTTTTGGGGCTGGGACTCCTGGGCGTTTTCTTGTAAAAAAAGGGTAATCAGTGCAAATGAGTGTCATCAGAAAATATGAGATTTTGCAAATTGTTTGAGTGAATTACTATATATATATTTCGAGGTACGTCTGCGTGTCTAGGGGGGTACGGGTATCCTGGTAATTGATCATGGCATATGCAGAAAAAAAAGTTTTTCGCGTGATCTTTTTATTGCGGCAACTAATGGAGTTCTTTTTTGTCGTCTATGTCATTTGAGCCTGTTAATATTTGCAGTCGTTTGCGTATATCATCGGCAATCTCTTTAGAATCTCTGGTCTCTGAAACAATTTCTACCTTATCGCTGAACAATCCCGTAACAGTTCTGCCCAGTAAATCGGCGGATCTTAATTGTGCGGCTGTTGCTTCTTGTTCGCCAGTGATCCAGAGTCGTAAATGTTTGAGAACTTGATCCCTATCAGATATTGCAGAATTGATTACCGCACGCTCTCTCTTGGCCTGTAGCTCCTCAATCCTTGACCTAACCTCAACCTTGCTTGCAAGTCTCGACGCAAGGGTATTCACGCTCTTCGCCGTTGTTGACTCTTTTACATTGTGGGTATTGCGATACGCGGAAGAAAGCGTTTCCCCACGGGCTACCTCCCTCGCGAAGGCGGCCTGACGCGGCGTTAATTTCTTTTTCTCCATGATGGAAAACCTAACGCGCATTTTCTCACATATCAATACACCAATAATGATATTTTGGTAATTTTACACATTTTCTTATTTTTTTTGGTTGCCAGTCGTTTTTAGTTGTTGACAGAATGTTTGCAATGATGCTTTCATTGCGACAACGCGCGACGAAGCGTAAAATTAACTAACAACGGAGTGATCAAACATGAGCAGAGAATTATCAGAACAAGTCAAAGCAATAGCCCATCAAATCAATGTCGGTGTTACATGGAAAGACTTGGAAATCGAAAACCAAGCAAAAGAATGGGATGTCGAGATAGATGACATCGTTCCAGCTTCAGTATTTTTTGATAATGAAGTTTTAGATCACAATTTTGAGATCAATGGTGACGGATCGTTCAAATCTGGAAAGGTGCTAGTCGCATTTGGTGGCCCCAATATCTGGGTCAACTTTTCTACTGGGCAGGTTGAGGGATTCTGGGGAGGTGATAAAGCCACCGCGCCAATATACAGCGATGCAATGGGCATAGAGTTTGAACTAGAAGAGCGATGGGGGTGGGTCAAATGAGCATACAAGAAGCATTGCTAATTATCGAGATGACAGATTCAGCCCCCCGCGAAGATCACGCTAAGTACCTCTCAAGCTGGATTCAAGTTCTCAAGGATGACAAGAAGGCTATTGTTACAGCGGCTTCTGATGCACAAAAAGCTGTCGACTTTTTAGTCAGCTTGCAACCAGAAAATCAACTAGACGAGGCGGCCTAGTGCCGCCAAGGAGCGTAAAAAATGAAAAACAAAATTCAATTTCAGGTGGAGTACAACCCACTACCCGCACATCAGCGTAAAACACCACCTTGCTGGACACCTTTTTCCGAAAACTTTAACACTTTGGATGAAGCTGTTTTAGGGGCAAAGGATTTTCTTAAAAAGGGATATTTTTCCATAGAATTTTCGGAAGTGAAAATAATTGAAGACGAAGAATGTGAGAGGGAATCCCTTGATCACGTTGAGATTTTAAATTTTGACTGCGCGGCGTTTGACGTAGCATCAGAAACCGAAAGTTTTTGTGATGAAATGCAACACACTATTTGGCATGAGTCGAACCGTTCAACGGCTGGACGGTATCCGGAGGAGGTTATTGAAAAAATAGAAACTAATGTTTTGAGTTTAGAACTTTTTTGCGAGGAGTATGATTATTCAGAATATGGGCAAATACAATCATGTTTGGATCGAGCGAACAAAGCTCTGAGAATGTGGAGGGAATAAATCGGACGATAATCCCGCTGAGTGCGGGATAGTGAGACCCAACATTAATCAAAAGGAGTGTTTGAAATGTCAACAAGAGCAACTTATCAGTTTAAAGGGGATCTATCTGATGTGACTATATACCATCATTGCGACGGGTACTTATCAGGTGCGGCCATTTTATTTGCTAACGCTATGGAGGGAGGTAAAAGGTTAACTGCTGAATCTTTCATACGTGGAAATGAGCGAGCGGAGATCACCGAAAGTCACGAGCTTCACGGCGATACGGAATACCGCTATAACATTAGTGAAACATTCTGTGAATGGACGACAATCATTTATGTGTCAGAAAGAGTGATTGGTTCTGACTGGAAAGAGATTGGATTCGCCAAAGTGGAGGATTTTATAGCTGTTAGTGAATCCCATAAAGACCATATCACAGCAATTAAAGAGCTTAAAAAACTGTTGAAATCTGAATCAGATAAAATTAGTAATTTATTAGAGGAGGTGAGCTAATGGATAAGAAATTTGGTCACACTGGGGTTTTAGATCAGAAAACTATTGTTACATATACCGCTATGATTTTGTGGGAAATCTACACTAACAATAGAAACGACCACCCTGAGATAAAGAACGTGGAGGATCTGGAGGGAAGCAAACCTACCGTCTCAGGGCAGAGAAAGAAATCTCAACCCGAAAAATTCATGAATTTATTTATGTATCTGGCGGGAGATTGTTGGGATGAGTTCGACTCTATTACAGATCAACGTAAATATTTTGATGATACTTTTTGTCAAATGTTTCTTGAGTCCATTGATAAAACTCTAAGGATCAACAAACTGGAAAAGCAACGAAACAAAACGTGGTCAGGTGAGCATACCCTGGATGATTTAGCACAGTTAATAAGGGAGGTTTGAAAATGAAATATATATTTATCGGATTGGTTTATGCGCTAGGCACATTACTGGGTCTATCTCTTTTCATGATTGGTTTGTCTGAGCTTATCTCTGGCGATCATCCAGAAGGAATAATGGGTCACTATATGTTTGTCGTGAGTGGTATGAGTATCTTTGGACTGTGTGTAATTGGGTTAGCCACAACTGGGAGCTATGTGGAATCCACCACAGTCACAAATAGGAGTGATGAAAAATGAACAACAGATTGATAATTGATTTTGCAAAACATTGCTACGCATATCCTGACACATCATTAATTGAATTGTCTGAGGTATTCCGTGTTATGTGCCGTGAAACGGGAGAGCAGTTTAATCCCGATCACTTGGAGATGGGTTTTAAAATGGCTCGATTAAGTCTCAAATCTAAAAATAGGAGTTCAAGACAATGAGCGATAAAGATAGAGAATATGACCGTTCTTATGTGGGTATTTCGGTGACTAGGGAAGAAGGGGAGAAGAATAACAGCTGTGTCGTTTACGGTCACGGTGACAATCTTGATTACCAAGAATCCGATTTCTTAAGCGGTCTGTTCGGCATGATCGAGCAGGATTTGCTCAAGCATCTCAACCTTGACGAGCCGTTTGTCGATATGGATGTAAGAATCCGTGAGACAGTCCGAAAGTACATTGAAGATGGGAATTAGCATGGACATCGATAAGTTAGGTTGTTTTGATTTTGAAACTTTACCTTTCAACATGCGAGATATCACGGAGAAAACACAATGAAAATTATTATCTATGCTGTTTCCGGCGACTGCTGTGCGGGAGCCATGAGCGAAAAAAGTGATGTAATTCAGATAGAACATGAACATCACGATATAGTTAAAGACTTTCTAAGAAATCAACTTGAGTTAAATCTAGCACTCACCCTGGATTTTGAAATCAAAAGATATGATCTTACAAGTAAATCAGGTTGTTCAGGAGGGAGAATCGACGCATTTTATAAATCTTGTACAGCTATGCGGGATTGCGGTATCTTCAAACACAAATGGCATACGCGAACACAATGGGAGTTAGGCTACCTGGATGAATTGCTAGAGGGGTGCTATGGAGATCCAGATAAATTTCAGCATAGGCATTATGATAGTGGGGGCTTGATCTAATGGCTGAACTTACTATCTC